CGCTTTTCTACTCGCGGAATCTACGATTCGCAATGCTGAGCGTGTTACCGCGGAAGAAGTCCGGCTGACCACCGCCGCTGTCGAACGTCAGTTGGGTGGCATCTACTCAATCCTTAGCCAAGAGTTCCAGTTGCCTCTTGTGGCTCGCATGATGGATGTCATGCAGCGCAACAAGAAGTTGCCCAAAGTTCCAAAACAGTTTGTCAAGCCGGTCGTCATTACTGGTGTTGACGCTCTTGGACGTGGGAACGATCTTGCAAAATTGGATGCGTTCTTGGCTGGTATCCAACAGACATTCGGTCCACAGGCTGTTGGCCAGTACATCAACATTTCAGAATATCTATCACGACGGGCAGCCAGCCTCGGTCTTGATCCTAAGGGATTGATCAAGGATGCAGAAAGCCTCGCAGCCGACCAGAACCAAGCCATGCAGATGAATATGATGGATAAGTTGGGTCCAGCCGCGGTAACGCAGTTGGGTAAGGGAATGGCGAGTGGAGCATTTGAAATGCCAAATATGTCAACAGGCGCACAATCTGGTGGTATGGGTGCGGCACCCACCGCCGGTGGCGCTATGATGGGACAATAAGGAGATCCCGAACGAATGGAACAGGTATCGATCAATCCAGAAATTACCGGAGCAATGGCCCCGGGACAGGAAATGCCAACCGAGAACGGCACACAGCCGCAGCAGGAAGGCGAAATGCAACAGGAACGCCCACCGTGGCTTCCTGAAGGTTTTGACTCTGCAGAAGACCTAGCAAAGGCCTATGCGGAACTGCGCGCTGGCAAGCAGACTGAATCTGAAGACACCCCGATGACTCCGGAGGACGTTGCCTCTGATGAGAAACTCAGCAAGTTTTCTGCTGAGTATTTTGAGAAGGGTTCTCTTAGCCCCGACAGTTACAAAGAACTGTCCAAGATGGGTTACCCACGAACGGTGATCGATCAGTTCATTGAAGGCCAACAGGCACGCATGAGCCTTGAGGAGCAAAAGGTCTATTCGGAAATTGGTGGCAAGGATGCCTATACCGCGATGACCGATTGGGCTGGAAAGAACATGCATCAGAAGGAAATTGAAGCATTCAATCGTTCTGTTGAGTCCGGAGATATTGATCAGGCGCTGTTCGCCGTCAAGGGTCTTCAGGCACGTTACAAGGCGGCTTCGGGTGCATCCGAGCCTAAGTTTGTCCAAAGCAGCGGCAAGAGTACCCCCGGCGGGTACAACAGCGTTGCCCAAGTCGTGGAAGCAATGAGCGATCGCCGCTACAAGACTGACCCCGCTTATCGTTCAGAGGTTGAACGTAAGATTGGAAACTCAACTGTACTTTAAGGTGACTTTATGGAAATTCTAAAAATGGCAAAAGTTGGAACAATGAATAAAAGCATTAAAACAACCATCCTCGGTATTGCAACAATTCTTACTGCAATCTCGTCCGCTGCGATTGCATTTTTTGATGGCGACCCATTGACCAATTTTGATGTTGGCTCTGTAATCGCCGCAATCACCGCAGGAATCGGTCTGATTCTGGCCAAAGATGCAGATAAGTCGGTTTAATGTGGACTGCTATAATTGCGGCTTTAACAGCCGTTATCAAGGAATTGGTCGGTTTGGTATGGAGACAATCCAATGAACCGTCACTATCGACGGATGCCCAAAAGCCTCCCGGCAATATTTATGAGCGTTTTGCTCGCCGGGTGCGGGGGCACAAAAGTGGTATTCGTCCACCCAACCGACCATGATCTAATCAGACTTGGCCCCGATGTCCGGGGTCATGTCTATTTCTGGAATGGGACCGAATGGGAACTTTCCAAAAACGAAGTCCGGCTGGCCGAGGGCTGGTATGCCGGATATGTCTCCCCTGAGGGGGAGGCTACAAAAAAGCCCAATTAACAATTTGAAGTAACCCCTCGATCGTGCTAAGGCACTGTGTCGGCATGTAGTTACTACAAATTGTCGTTTTTAACCGCACACTTTTATAAGGATATCTCACAATGGCAGTAAGCAAAGTTTCTTTTATGGGTCAGACCAACGGGTCTGGTACCTTCAGCACGACGTTTGACACTCAGAACAGCCTTTTTCTTAAGGTGTTTGCTGGAGAAGTTCTCCAGACGTTTGAGACCACGGCTGTTATGAAGCCTCTCCACATGATCCGAACGATCACGAGCGGTAAGAGTGCTCAGTTCCCCGTCACCGGCATTGCGTCGGCTAAGTACCACAAGCCCGGTACCGACGTCTTGGTTGATGTTGGTCATGACTCTGCTAGTTATGTCACGGCCTTCAAGCACACTGAGAAGGTCATCAACATCGATGACCTGCTGCTTGCAACCACGTTCATCGACAAGTTGGACGAGGCGAAGAACCACTATGACGTGCGTTCTATCTACTCGCAGGAACTCGGTCGTGCGCTTGCCAAGCAGTTCGATAAGAACCTGATCGGTCTCGCATGTTTGGCCGCAGCCACGTTCAGCGGTACTGCCCCAACGGCACGTGCTGAGACCCTGACGGGCACCGGTGCGGGTACCCTTCTCACCAACGCAGCCTACAACGGTGGCGCTGGATCTGTTCCGGTGCTTGGCGTCGATGAATTCGTTGACCAGTTGTACGACATGGCTGCTTCGTTTGACACCAAGAACGTCCCGTCTGAAGAGCGTTACTGCGTGGTTGCTCCTACCACCTATTACCGCCTCATCAACTCCGCTGACGGTCTGGCACTTGTTAACCGCGACTATGGAAATGATGGCAATGGCTCATATGCCGATGCACGTCTGCTCCAGATCGCCGGTTTCAAGATCATCCGTAGCAACAACGCCGCTGCAGTGTTCGGTCAGGATGTTTCGACCACCGTCACTGGTGTTAACAACGGTACCGCTTACGGTGCAAACTTCACCCGCGTGGTGGGCACTTGCTTCCAAAAGATGGCTGTTGGTACCGTTAAGTTGATGGATCTGTCGATGGAGTCCGAGTACGACATCCGTCTTCAGGGCAACATGATGGTCGCTAAGTACGCCATGGGTCACGGCATCCTGCGCCCTGAGTGCGCTGGCATCATCGCCGGTACTGCTGATTCGTAAGTAATTTCGCGGGCCTTCCCGCGTTCTAACAAAGGGCCCGGTTACAGAAATGTAATCGGGCCTTTTTACCTTTTAGGAGTACACCCATGGCTGTATCTACGACTACAAAACTTCAGGCTGTTAACACCATGTTGGCAACGATTGGATCGGCTCCGGTCAACCAACTGACAGGACCAAACGCCCCCAACTCTGCCGATGTGGCTATGGCCATGAACACGATTGATGAAGTCAGCCTGAATGTGCAGGCGCGTGGGTGGCACTTCAATCGAGAAGAAGACGTTACTTTAACACCTGATCCTGTAACTAAGGAAATCGTGGTGGCTTCTAATGTTCTGCTTGTAGATGTGGATTATCCAAATAACGATGGGCTTGACATTACTCTTCGTGGAACCAAGATCTACAACAAAAAGACAAACTCCACCCAGTTCACCGGGCCTCTTGAGAATGTAACCCTAATCCGAGTGCTGGAGTGGGATGACCTTCCACAGGCAGCCCGGTACTACATCGCAATTCGATCCGCACGTATTTTTCAAGATCGCGTAGTTGGATCCGAGAAGCATCATGGATACACCCAACAGGATGAGTTAATAGCCCTTTCCAATCTCAAGAAATATGAGGGGGAGACGGCTGACCACTCAATCTTTGACAACTATGATGTGTACCGTGTTATTGACCGTCGTTACCCATACCAAATCTGAGGTTTAGATGATTAATATCCCAATCCCAAATCTGTTGAATGGTGTTTCCCAACAGCCTGCAAACCTTCGGTTTCCGACTCAGGCAGAGATTCAGGAAAACGCCTATTCAAGCGTGGTTGACGGTTTGGGTAAGCGTCCCCCAACAGAGCATTTAGCAAAACTCATTACCGGGGATGCTGGAGACGCCTTTGTTCATGCAATCGACCGGGGTGACGGATCTGATTCCTACATTGTTGTTATCCGAGACAACAATATAAAGGTATTCAATCAAGCCGGAGTTGAAAGCACTGTTAACGTGCCAAGTGGTACTGCTTACCTTGACCTTACGGCTCCACAGGTCGCCGCTGGAGTTACTTCGGCATTTAAAGCCGTGTCTATTGCAGATTTCACATTCATTGTGAATGTTCACAAAACGGTAACACTACAAAGTGTCGGAGCAGGAACTACAAGCCCCGCACAGGCCAATGAATCCCTTATATGGATCAAGCAAGGCGGTTACTCAACAAAGTATGCAACTTTGGGAACTCTTGCTGCGTCATTTACTTCAGGATCAGCCAGCGGCGCTGGCGGTGGTCTTCACACAGGCACCTACGATGGAGAAACTTTTACATCGGTATCCCATGCTGACACTGTGCTGATTGCCGCTGCACTTAAGGATCAGATTTCCTTGGTAAATCCAGTATCCCCACCGGCGGGAAATGTCTTCACAATTACCAGAGGTTCGGGTAATTATGTCATCCACATGACCAGAACCAATGTTTTTGACCAGTCCGTTTCTGATGGTTTGGGCGGGAACGGTCTACAGATCATCAAGGGATCCGTACAAACATTTGCAGATCTACCTTATGTTGCCAAGGGTGGGATGATTGTCGAGATTGCAGGACAGGCTCAAGAGGGTGTGGATAACTATTGGGTAAAGTTCTTCTCAAAGAATGGTTCTACTGGAATTGGTCAGGGAGAGTGGGTTGAAACAATCGGCCCCGGACTTTTATACAAGTACACCTACGAAACGATGCCTTGGGTTTTGATCAAACTTCCTAGTGGACAGTTTGTGTTTAAACCAGCAGACGGTGTTGGATACAACCCAGGATCGGGGGTGATTCCCGGAACAGATGTTAAGTGGAGTGAACGTATTGCCGGTGATGACCTGACAAACCCACAGCCATCTTTTGTGGGCCGCACCATCAACGACATCTTCCTATTCAGGGGCCGCTTGGGCATCCTTGCCGACGAAAGCGTGATTCTTAGTGAGTCCGCTAACTACTTTAACTTCTGGCGGACATCTGCAGCCAATCTGTTAGACACAGACCCGATCGATGTAGCCTCTAGTTATCCGGACGTAACCATTCTTAGACATGCCGTACCATTTGCTGAACGATTGCTATTGTTTTCGGATAAGGTGCAGTTTGTCTTGGATGCTCCTACAACTCTAACATCGTCGTCTGTCCGCATGGCCTCAATCGCCAATTACGAGATCCTACAGGCCTGCAAACCTTCCCTGATCGGTCAGGAAGTGTTCTTTGCGTTCGTCCGCGGTGGGTACTCGGGAGTACGGGCATTCATGCCTAACCAAGCCGACGCTAACCTATTGATTGCTCCAGAGTCCACCTCACAGGTTCCCAAGTACATCCCGGGGAACATGAAGGTCATTGCTGGAACAACCCATGAGAACATCCTTGCATGTCAGGCTTATGGCGACCCTAGCAGCCTGTACATCTATAAGTGGTTCGATGCAGACAGTCAGCGCATCCAATCTTCATGGTCTAAGTGGACATTCCGTGGGGCTACGGTCCGTGGAGTTGTATGGATTAGATCATCTATGTATGTGGTCATGCAGCGTGGGGCTGAGGGCATGTTCCTTGAGAAGGTCACTGTAGAGCCAAATCGCAAGGATACTTTCTCACAGTTTGTGACCAATCTAGATCGTCGTGCATCGTTCACACCTGCTGGTGGCTCCTACAACAGTGCCACAGATGCCACCACAGTTACTCTCCCATACAACGTGGAAAGCGGCGCTCAGATTTCGGTTGTCCAGCAAGCAACGGCAATACAAGAAGCCGGATACGAACTTGATGTCGTAACCTTTACGGTTGGCAGTCCCACA